TGCGTCTAAAAGTCTTTATAATCGGATAAAATTAGAGGGACTTAAAATTGAAGTGCTTGTGAATAATGCTGGAGTTGGGATTTATGGCAAGTTTTCTGAATTTAATGAGAAAATAATGACTTCCAACGACCTCTCATTATTGAAGGGCAAAGAATCTAAGTATCTAATGAATAGTCTGTACAGACGTTGGGAAGAAGATTTTACAGACGAGGATACTGGGGAAGTCGTAACCATAGAACGAAAAGAACTCATTATTTCTAAGGGCGAAGAATTAAACGATGAGAATTTTCAAACCATAGACTTCTTTATCAAGAGTGGGGAACTTAACATTAAAGATGTACAATTAAGTTCAATACAACGCACTGCAGATGCTGTATTAGGCAACAGTACTATATGGATAGCAGTAGTGGAAATCTCTCGAAAAAAAAGAACGTTCTACCTATATGCTAACAGCATAGATGTAGCAAGGGGAATTATAACTGACTACATCGAACAAAATTACATTGGGTTTTATGAAATAAAATCACTCAAAGAGCAACAGTATTTTACCCTTGTATCGTTGGCAAAGAAAAACAGCGATGAGGAGCAAAATAAGTTCTATCAGATAGAGGTAGAAATAATGGTAAATAAAGAATCTTATCCAATGCGCTTTTTAGTGAAAGCACCTAATGCTGAAGAGGCAAAAGTATTAAGCGAGGCGTTTTATGAAACTTATATGCGTGTGGCTGATGAGGATAAAGAATTACCTCCTTATACAATGACCTTGCTATCGGCAAAAACGCTTAATGTAGAGGCGGTAATAGACCATCAGTTTTGTAAGGAGTATATAGATAAGAGTAAAGAATTGTTGTAAAGCATTGAATATCAAAGTGAAAATATAAATAAGCAAAGGAATTACTAACATCTAAAATTATTTAACTATGTACGAAATAACAAATACAGATTATCAACCAATGCAAGAGTTGATTAAAATCACTGAACAAAATGGCAAACGTGCTGTATCTGCAAGGGAATTACACAAGTTTTTAGAAGTTCAAACTCCTTTCACTATGTGGATTGATAGAATGTTTGAATATGGTTTTGCTGAAAACATTGATTTTGAGGCGACTAACTTTTTTGTTAATCACCCTAACAGCATAGGTGGTACAACCGTAAAGGACTACGCCATTACCCTTGATTGCGCCAAAGAGATTGCAATGTTGCAACGCTCAGAAAAGGGCAAAACGGCACGCCAATATTTTATTGAGTGCGAAAAGCAGTTAAGAGCAAAAGAACAAGCGCACCAACAAATTCCTCAATCATTTTCAGAAGCATTGCGATTAGCTGCTGAACAAGCCGAGAAGATAGAAGCCCAACAAAAGCAACTGCAAGCACAAGCCCCCAAAGTGTTATTTGCCGATACGGTAATAGGCTCTCAATCGTCCTGCCTTATTGGTGAATTGGCAAAACTCATCACTCAAAAAGGCTATGAGATAGGCGAAAAGAGACTTTTCAAGTGGTTAAGAGAAAATCACTACTTAGGCACAAGAGGCGAGTACTACAACATTCCTAACCAACAATACATTGAGCAAGGGCTATTCGAGTTAAAGAAAGGTACACGCTCAGGTAATGGTGGCGTAATGCACACCACAATTACGCCCAAGGTAACAGGGAAGGGTCAGGTGTATTTCGTAAATAAGTTCCTTAAAACAATATAAAAGAATTGTAATGTAGCCATCGTGCACCCCGATTGGAAAGCTCTTACGTTCGAGCCGTAAGCGGGGGCTAAATTAACAACCCGATTTGAAAGGAGATTGAGCGCGCGGCACAAGGAAGGGGCAAATGTATATTCATATGATAGAACATAACAATAGATTAAATGCTAAAAAATTAGCAGAATACATTACGGGAGACACATTACGTAAGTATGTAGCTAATAAGGTAAGACACTATGTAGGAGATGACATTATTGTTTTCGATGGGGCTTGTGGAAGCGGACAACTTGAGCAATATGTAAAATCTAAGAAAATAATTGGTATAGATGTACAAGAGGAATGTTGTAAGGCTTTTGTTAAGAATTTTTCTAATTCAGAAGTTAGGAATATGAGTTTTTTTCTTTTCGATGAAAACATAAAAGTAGATTGTGTATTAATGAATCCTCCTTTTTCGATTGCTTTTAATGATTTATCCGATATGGAAAGAGCTTTAATACAGAGGGATTTTAGATGGAAAAAGAACGGAAAAGTAGATGATATTTTTGTTTTAAAATCGTTAAAATACACAAAAAGATACGCTTTCTATATTCTATTTCCTGGCGTTGCTTATCGAGGAACAGAGAAAGTATTCAGAGAGCTTATAGGTAATAGCTTATTAGAACTTAATCTCATTCGAAATGCGTTTGATGATACGAATATTGATGTATTATGTATTGTTATTGATAAGGAAAAGATATCTAACGAATTATATCGCGAAATATATGATTGCAAGACAGAAGACATTATTGCTAATGACAAAGCAACAATTTTTCCTGATGTATGGGAAGTTCTTAGAGAAAAGGTAATAACTGAAGAAGTAGATATTAAAGCATTGGAGGCTCAAATCGAATTAATAAAACAGAAGAGAAGAGCTATAGAAGATGAGTTAGATTTGTTTATAGAAAAAGAAGTAAAACCTTTATTGGACTTATGAGTATATATTGGGATAGCTCCAGCAAGGGGCAGGACAAGAATTTAAGAAAAACACAATATCACAACTGTTGGAGAGTGGAAGTAACCATTAACAAAACAAGAATTCGGAAGCGTTTTAAAAACTATTCTGAAGCGGTTACTTTTAATGAACTTTTGCAAATTGAAAAAATAAAAAAGAATGCCAGCACCAGTAATAACACCTGATAAAGCGACTTTCATTTGTAAACACTATTTGGATATGTCTATTAAAGAAATTGCTAAAAAATTAGAAATTTCAAGAGATGTTGTGGGGAGGTTTTTTAAAGAAAAAGGGCTTCAAGTTCCAAAAGAGTTGCAACAGTTTTGGAAAAGTGAAGCGATGAAAAAACCTTTTACCGATGAGGAACACTCTTTTATTCACGCACACATTCGCACCCACTCTACTAAGTGGATAGCCAAAGAGCTAAAGCGAAGTAGCGTAACGATAAGACAAGAAGTACACCGCTTAGGGTATTTCGAGTTGATGAAAGAGAAAGCAGAAAAAAGCCGCTACCAAAAAGGACGTACCCCCGAGAACAAAGGTGTGAAGATGAGCCCCGAAACATACGAGAAAGTAAAGCACACTTTCTTTAAAAGCGGACACTTGCCTCACAACTCCCTCCCCGATTACACCGAAGTAATTCGCCACGAGAAGAAAACGCCTTATATCTACATCAAGATACCTGGTAAGCGCAAAGCAATCCCCAAACACCGACACTTGTGGGAGCAAGCACACGGGGCAATCCCCAAGGGGCACAACATCATCTTCAAGAACGGCAATACGCTCGATTGCAGGCTGGAGAATTTAACCTGCGTGAGCAATGAAGAACTGATGCAACAAAACACCATTCACCGTTACCCTGTGGAACTAAAAACTGCTATCAAGCAAATTTCTAAAATTAAAAAACAATTGAACAAATGAACTTAGACGATTTAAACGAAAGCCTTTTCCGCCTCTTTGACGACATCAAAGAAGACCGCGTGGATACTTCCAAAGCACAGGCGATGACAAATGTTGCCAATACCATTATCAATACTGCTAAGGTACAGTTACAAGGTATTAAGCAATTACAAGACTCGGGGATAGTCCCCCTGACAATGAAAAACAGTAGCCCCAAAATGCTTGGTGACTTGTATGACCAGAAGAGTGCTTTTGCTAAAAAACTTGGCTATCAGAACGTGGCTGAAGCCATAGGGAAAATGGGTAAAGAGCAATTTAATAAACTATACGAAAAACAAGGAAATTGACCAAATAGACGAATAAAACAATATCAATATGGCACGACCTAATAAACAAGGATTAGATTATTTCCCTTTGGATGTTGGGATTTTTGAAGACGATAAAATACTGGCTATCTCGGGGGAGTTCTCTGTGAAAGGAGAGATAATCGTGTTGCGACTGCTTTGTGAAATATACCGCAACGGGTATTTCGTGGAGTTTTCGGAACTTTTAAAAAACAAATTGGCAAGACTTGGCGGACTATCCGGTGGGCTTGTTGAGGAGGTTGTCAAAAAACTTGTTAAATATGAGTTCTTCGATGGGTTTGTATTTAGTGAGCACAATGTATTGACAAGTAAACACATTCAAAAAGTTTATTTAGAAGCGTCGAAAAGACGTAAGGATATTGATTTATCGCAATATTGGTTATTGGAAGGAGTTAATGTAGACATTAATCCTACTTCAAGCGGAGTTAATGTAGACATTAATGAACAAATAAAAAGAAAAGAAAGTAAATTAAATTTTTCTTTTTTAGAAAAAAAGAAACAAAAAAGCGTGTGTGTCGATTTGGAAGAGGAAAAAAAGGAACAGCCTTTAAACGCTGAAAAAGAAACCTCCCCCCAAGTTGCGCCGCCCCCCCCTCCTTTCAATTTCAAAAAAGCAATGCTTGCGGAAGGTTTTGCCCCCGAACTTGTAGATGAGTGGTTAAAAATACGCAAGGCGAAGAAAGCCATAAACAGCGAACTTGCCTTTAAAACATTCATTGAGCAAGTCCGTAAGACAGGGCAAGACAAGAACGCTATCCTTGAAAGCGTAGTACAGAAGCAATGGAGAGGCTTTGAGGCAAGTTGGCTACAAGCAGACAAAACACCTCAACATACTGCTAACAATCAAATAATCTTAGACGAAAATGGAAAAATCATTACAAAAGGACAACAGCAACAATCTACAAGCGATAAACAGCAGTATTATGCCGGTCGCCAAACAGCCGATAACATTAGAAATAATATGCAAGGCTGGGGAGCTCACGCCTTTGGCAATAGCTAAAACAAGCCACCAATATCCACGACTTAGAGACCTTGACCGTGAAGTAATAGCCCCAACATTCGGAATGGTATTCACTCGCATTGCTACTCTTGTAGGGCTCAAAGGAGAAATTGACCCACTGCAAAAGCAGGAAATATGGAATGCTGTTTTTAGTCGTTTTTCAGGACTTTCTTTTCAAGAAATATACAAAGCCTTTCAAATGGACAGAAGTGGGGAATTTGGCGACGTAACCGACCACTATCAGTTTTTTGACGTGTCATACGTCTGTAAGGTTTTGGGAAGATACCGACAGTGGTTGCAAGACACCCAGCGAGAACATAACATTAACATTTCACAATTACCGGAGAAACAAAATACGATGACAGAAGAAGAAATAGAAGCCTCAGTGATAAGTTGGCTTACAGGGCACTTTGAGGAGTATAAGGAAGCCAAGAAGTTACCTATGCTATCTGTGCCTGTGTACGACGCACTCTATCAGCGAGGCATATTACAGCCCTACTTTGCCACACTTACAGAGAAGGACAAGCAACTAATGAGGGCGGAAACCGAGAAGCGACTTCGACAAGAGCAAACGAAGGCTAAGGATAAGAAGGAGTTTAGTGCTGTCAAGGCACTGTTAGAACAATATCAGAAGGGCATAAACGATTCTGAGGGTAAACTGAGGAGCTTCAAGAAGGAAGATACTTTGAAATTCTTCTATAACTATCTCATTACGCAAGGCAAGGAGCTTTCAGAATTATTAACTAATAAGCAATGAAACAACAATGGAAGAACAAAACAGCAATAAGAATTTTAAACTAAGAAAATTTTCATTAGAATTTGAACGCGGTTATTCTTGGGAAAAAGAATCCGAAAAACAAAAAGACAGATACGAGGGGAGTGTAACATTTACAAATGACCTTAGAGAAGAGTTTACATTAAATGTAGATACAGAACTTTCATTAGAGATAATAAAACTCATCTCTAACAAGCTCACAGAAAACACGGAAAGACTTGTAAAAAACATTACTGAAAGCATAATTACAGAACAATGAAAAAACAATCACCACGAGAAATTGAAGCAGTGGCGTTATTCGAGTACGCTGCACGCAACCTTATTAAGGAGTTCTGCGACAAGCAAGAACTACAATTTGAATTTGACAATTACGATGTAGGCATAGGAATTATATGCTTATCGGATTACTTTTTCAATATTGAGGATATATACTTCGATATGAAGAATGATAAGCCGAAGGGGAAGATACTGCAATGGTACGATTATGTACTAACGAGAGAGTCCAATATCAATTACCGCTCCTTCTGTATGGGTATGAGAGAAGAATTAAAAATACAAAACAAATGAATACACAAAATTTAACAATCCAAGAACTTGTGCCACTTATTCATCAGTGGGCAAAAGAAAGAGGTATATTTGACAAAATCACCCCCTTCCACCAGCTCCTCAAAACGCACAAGGAGGTTGGCGAACTTATCAAGGCGTGTTATGACAACGACAAACCCGCTATTCAGGACGCCATAGGCGATGTAATGGTAACCTTCATTAACTACTGCTATATCAAAGAGGTTGATTTTATACCTATCATCAGAAAATCATTAAAACGCCCCAACACCACACGTGTATCACTATGTTTTATAGCTTTACAAGTTAATAGGAAGCTTAACAGCCTGATTTTTGATGAAGCAAAAAGCAATGTCTTTGACACCCTTGAGTACATTTCATTTACTGTTTGTGAAATGCTAAGACCTCTCAATAGCATAGCATTATTAGAAGATACCACCCTTGAGGAGTGCCTCAATATCGCTTACAACGAAATCAAAGACAGAATAGGAAGAATTATTAACGGTAAATTTATCAAAGATGAACAAGATGAATAAACAAGAATTATTAAGTTATCTGAAAGAGGCGCAAACACACCTCTCAGAGATTGAGAAGTACACAAATTTTCATAATGAAATAATGAAAAAACTCTATTTACAAATTCCTCCTGAACTTAGTGAGGATAAAGAGATAGATAGTTTACTCAAAGAATTAGACAATCGCAATGAAGAGGTTGCCATAAGTTGGTCAATGTACCTATTTAAAGGATAAATATATGAAAAATAACAAATACCCCGCTTGGCTTGTGCCTTTGGAGATAGCCAAAGAACTCAAAGAAATAGGATTTGATAAAGAGTGCGCTTTTCTTTGCACCCTATCGGATAGAATAGGATTTACTTTGGAAAAAAGTAAAGGACATTATCACTATCTTGAAGAGGTAGATAAAGATAACCACAATGCAAGAGGAATGCTTTCTGTACCAACTTATGAGCAAGCCCTCGCTTGGTTCAGAGCGAAAGGCTACAAGATAACCTTCAAGGATATTAACATCGGTACGCAATGCGCATTCTACCACTTGGATATTAAGGAGGGGCACACATTTAGCTATTTTGCGAAGAAGTACGAGAAAGCACGTGAAGGGCTGGTGATGAAGCTAATTGAAGTACATAAGGAATTTGGCAATAATATTAAACGATTTGACTAAATGAAGAAAAGAAATAACAAAGTATTAGCGTGCATAATAGCACCCATAGTAATATTCGTATTACTGTATCTGATGTTCGCTTTTATTTCAGCAGAATTTGATTTCAGAGAATGGGGGAGTCCTCCAAGAGGTGGACTAATTTTAATTTGGTTACCATTAACTGTGTTAGCAATAGGCATAATAATAGATACAGATTAACAAAAAAACGAGAGGCAAAGACATTTTTTATTCTTTGTCTCTTTTTTTTGCGAAAAAATATTATACGTAAAATGCTGATTATATAGTAGTTATGCGCTTTTGTTACAGATATAACAAAATAAAATGAAAAAAATATGCAAAAAACTTGCGCAATTAAAATAATTGCCGTATCTTTGTCGTGTAAAATTAAAATAAGAACAATTATTAACATTAAAAACTCAAAGAAAATGAAAGTTACAATTAAAGACATCTACAACCAAGTATCTTACATCAACCCAAGTGTATCAACTATTAGTTCAATAGGTGATTTTGTTGAAGAAAGTAGCCGTCAAGCAGCAGCTTACAGCAGAAGAAAGTTAATTGATTATGTATCTAATGATTCTTTGGCATTCAAAATCTTAACAAGCAATCTTAAAGATTTTTTCAGTGAAAAACAAATGTGGGTAATTGCTTACGAATTACAGAAGAATGCTGAATACGTCGCTAAGTTACAAG